TCTATTGATATTCAACCCACTAATGTCACCTTTGAAGCAATCGACGGGGATTCACCAATTGGGGTAACGGGCATGGGTTATACAGTTCGATATAGAACAGAAGTTGACGACATAACCCAATAATTTATTTACTACGGCTAAATAACAAGAATGATTTATGATGTAAACATATTGTTGATCTTGTTGTGTCGTGCCAAAGCTAACTAGAAAAAGAACGCTACTTGTGAAAACTGAAAGTAGCTATGGAACCG